TCCTAAAGAGGGAAAATAACCACGTAGGACGCGTTGCTGCACAACGACAAATCAAACACGCCGTTCGGTGCGTTCGGTGAAACGCAACTTGGTGTCACGGTCGATTTGGCGTTGCGTCCGATCCCACCAAACCCCTGTATGCCACCGAAGATATTCTCGAATGCACCAATGCCATCGGAGCGCGCCGTTGTCGACACGGCAAGCAACGCCACAATCAAGAACACCCTATTGAGTGTCCACATAGAGGCTGTCCCCCGTCGACTGGCACGTGCCCAAAATCTGATCCGATGGAACGTAAGGGTAGTAGCGCGTATAAGGCAACGCGGGTGTCAACAGGATCGATGCCTGCTGCGCCGTCAACGTTTGCCCCGCAACCGTGCGACTACTCCCCGTCGTGTCACCTGGCTGCCACGGCCCCCCGATAAGCAACCAGCAATTGTCGGTCGAGGTCATGTTGTTCTGGATCGTGACCGACCCTCGCCCCTGATTGAGCGGCAATAGCTGCTGATACGTCAGCCCCGTAGTGATCAGCTTCGGACTAGGGTTGGTCAGCTTGGGCTGCGACTGCGCGTGCGCCAGCGACGTTGAAAGCAAGAGAACTGCTAAAACCTTCTTCATCTCCTACCTCCGTGGTGCGGCTGCGGGGTCCTGCAGTTGATCTGAGTGTATGGCGCCCGGCGGTTGCTGTCCACCGCGGGGCTGTGCCGGCACGGCACCTGGTCTTGGCGTACCCGCTGCGCCTGGACCTGCGCCGCCTGGACTACCAGGAGCGCCGCGCTGCATGGTCGCGATCGATGCCTGCTGCATCTGCATCTTCTTGTCCATCTGCATCCGGTGCCGCAACAGATGCTCGCGCACCGCGCCGGTCGGATCGCCGTTCTTCATCGCCTGGATATGAACCTGCATGTGCTCCTGGTCTTCGTCAAGTTCATGCACCGGCAGCGCTAGACCTTCCTCCAAGAACTGATTTTCCGTCTTCGGGTCAAGCGCCAACTTTGACTTGAGGTCCTTAAAAATCTCCGGTGTGACGCGCGAGCCGAACGCGTTCTCCAGCCACAACTGGATCACCGGCACCAGGTTGAGTTCATAGCCCATGTACATCTGCGGCGGAACGCCCTTCACCGTGTTGATGGCGGCGGTCTGCATCTGCATCTGCTGCGCGTTGCGCGCGCTCTCGACCCCAAACCAGCGGAACTCGAAGCGCCGCTCGTTCTGCAGCGGCGGCACCACCTGCATAGCGGCGCGCACGCCCATCTGGCCGTACTGCTTGACGGTGATTTCCTCGTCACGATATTGATAGTCGAGCTCCACGAACCAGCGGAGCAGCGGTGTCAAGATTTCATCTTCCAGATTGGTGCACACGTCGGCGGTCGACAGGATGTCAACCTGTTGCTCCATCGCAATCTCGGCCTGGTTGCGCCGCCCCTTGGTCCCTGTGGACTGCGGCATGATCGCGGGCGAGATGGAGAGGATTTGAAAAATCTCCTGCTTTAAACCCGCCACGATAGTCAATCCGTCTTTCCATAAAGCCGGGAACTGTGCGAATTTGGTGTCGTTAGGGTTGGTCTCCCAGATCGCCGCCAGGTTAAGGATCATGGACCCGACCCGCGGGTTCTTGCTGGGGTCCGTCATCACGATCGGCATCAATGCGTAAGCCGCACTGTCCATTGCCTCGTTGATGGTGTCGTTGGCGGCGTACTGCAAATCGGCCGCCGCCTTGACCTCGCTCTGCCCCTTGAACACGCCCGCTATCTTTTTGACCGGCGCCGACAGGACAGGACACTTGTCGTTCCAATAGGGACAGCGCTTGATCGACAGGATGCGATCGGTCTCGCCTCCGCCGCCATCGCTCGCCTTGGTCCCGGCATAATAACCGCGACACAGCCGGCGCTCATCGTCGATCTTCAACCGGGTCCAGGTCTCGTACAGCGTCACCTCTTTGCCGCCCGTCCCCATCGTGATGCCGGCGGCACTGACGTGCTTCCGGTTAGGTTCCGGCACCCCCGCATCGTCCTTGGTGGTGCCCATCTCTTCGAGCAGGATTTCGCCAAGCTCCGCGTCGATCTCTTCGTCGTCGATCGCCGTCTGTACCCGCGATTTTGACCATCGCCTTATGACAGTAACGGAACCCCCTTTTGCAAGAGCTTCGCCAACACTATTCGCGGTGTGTGGCAGAATGAGCACGTCGGCATCGGCCAGCACCTCGACCGTAGGCCGCATGTGCAGCGTCTCAATTTCCTCAACGTCTTCCTCTTCACCTTCCGGGTCTTCAATGCTCTCTCCCTCGATCTCGATCGTCGGCTTCTTGCGGATCACCACATGACGGGCCGAGTTCTCCCAACTAACATAGAGGTTGTACTGCCCCTCGACATCGCCGTTACGCACGATCGCCGGCACGATCTGGGTCCTAAGTTTAGTCTTGCGGATGTAATGCTCCAGCAGCGCCATGATGTCGTAGGGCTTCTCGTCCGACGAGATGCAGTCGACGTTGCGCCCGGAGCGGGGAAATATCTGGTTGGTGAAGCGCGTCACCCGCGCGTTGACCGCCATCTTGACGATCGGCAGGTAAATCTGCGAGTTGCCGGCGTAGGATTGCTTGCCGCCGATGATCTGATCGTAGATATCCCAATAGTCCAACTGATCGTCGCCACGCTCCCATTGTGCTTGAAAGCCCTTGGCTACGTCCTTCATCACATCGGAGAATTTCTCGGCAAGCTTGGTGCGATGCACAAGCTCTTCGGCGCGTTCCTCCGCGGCATCGCGGCGCTCTTCCTCCGCGTGACTGTCTTCCGGCTTGTTGGGCGCATCCTTCGGCAAACCACCATCGTCAGGGACCACCGATAGCCTGGGTTTGTCTGCCTTTGGTTTTTTAGCCACGGTGCTGCGCCCTCGCAGACAGATACTTTCTGCCCGAGGCGTCTATAGCATAGTTCGGCTTGTCCTCGCCATCCCTCTCCAAGGACCCCTTGGTCACGGCCACGAACGCCTCAAAACCCTCCATCAGGGTCTTGTAGGGTCCCTCGTCCGCCACGCCGACAAGGTCGTGCGCGCCGGGCTTGACCGTCCTGGCGTAGCCTCCCGCAAAGCCGTTGAGCGTCCAACTCGCCTTGTTCGACACCTGCAGCGCCGGCTGGCCGTGCGCGAGCGTGTCGATCTTGTCACGGAGGATGGTCCGCCCCAGCACGGCATCGCCGCCGGTCCTCAGAGTGACCTTGGCTCGCCGGCAAGCTGCCTGCAGACCGATGGTGTCATAAGCGATCCAGTGCTCCAAGCCGGCGTAGACGATCGGCTTGGTGTGGCCGATGACAAGATCAGCCTCCGCAAGGATGTCAGCGACAGTGGTGCCGGGATCGCCTTCCCTAACCCAGTCGGCCAGCACGCGACAAGAGGTGCCTGAAAGCTGACAGAGCACAGCGGTAGTGAATTGTCTTGTAGCGCCAAGTGCGAGATAGCAAGGAGGCTGGCGCAGCACAGCCAGGTTTTCCGACACGTTCTTGTACGAAAAGTTTTCATACAGCGGCAGCCCCGGTCTCATGCGCAGCGCGTAGGCGAGCGCGTTGGGAACGTCAATCCTCCCGGTCGGAAAAGACAACAGTTGTTGCTTCAAGACCGGCAAGTCCTTGGCAAACACAAGCTCCCCACTCTTGAAAAATGGCTGCAATGACCGGATGAAGGCAAGCTTCCCAACCGGCGCCTTCATCACCTTGACCGGCAATATCTCGTGCCGCCGCGTCTGTTCGGCGCGAAGAGGCTGCATGATAAACTCTTCGAGACCCTCCTTCTCGACGCCAATCTCGATAGGATTGTAGGTCGAGAACACGGCAAACATGTCGTTGATGATCTGGTCGGGCATCCATAACTGGCCATCCCCTTCCCACACGATCAGCTTGGTCCCCACCCACGAGAACACCACCTTGCCGGTGTGTGCGCTGGTTGCCTTGACGGTGCGCGCCGGGTCGTACATCGCATAGGTCGGTTCCCAGCGCCGCACCATCGGCTCGACCCGGATGATATCATTTGTGAACACCCGCGTCGACGGGTCCATTGCCTGCACCATGTACTCCTGCATGTACTCGTTCAACATCCCCGCGTGTTCATACTCGGACTTAACAGTATCGATGTGCTGTAGCGGGAAGCGAGCTTGCCACGTAGCTTGGCGGTCACCTTCTCCCGAAAGATACTCCCAAGGATATTCCCGCACTGTCCACACGCCAGTTTTCCGCAGACGCACAGCAAGACAGTCCGGGTCGAGCATGTTCGCAAGCATTCGGACTTTGGCTTTAGGGGCAAGCGCAGGAAGCAATGTGCGCATAAGCCAGCGCTGAGTTTTGTCGCGTCCATCTGGGCTGTTGACACTTTCCTCATCCTCGATGTCATCGATCAGGCAGCCGTCCGGCCGCACGTCATCGTGCTTTGTACCACGCAACGACATGCCGCGTCCAAACGCCTGGATCACCACGCCGTTGGACAGCACGATCTTGTCCTCGTTCCAGGTGACCCCGTGCAGGTCCCCGAACAGCGTGCGCAGGTTCTCGTTGAAGTCGAGCTCGTGCTTGATGGCGGCTAACCGCTCTGCCGCACGTGTAAAGCTATCACCGACAATAATAAAATTACGGAAGCGACGGTAGCAAGCGTCAATGCAAATGTACTCTTCCGCGATCGTTGATTTGCCCGCGCCCCGAAACGCCAACTCCAGGACACGCACGCGATCGCTATGAAGATCATCAATGATTTCAAAATGAAAAGCAGGTGTGGCATCGGGGTGCCTGTGCTGAAACAAAACCTGGTGCGCCAGACGATGGTCCTTCCCCAATCTGACGATCAGTTCCTCCTGCGGGGTTTCCGGTCTGGTCATCCCGCCGACACCGATCCCGCCGGGCACCAATGCCAGAAAAAATGTGTGGCCAGCATCCCGGCGAACATGCCCATGAACCAGATCGACAGCGGGAACTGCGATCCGATCTCATAGACAAAATGCGACAGCGTGTTCTGCCGGTCCGGGTGTGCGAACGCGTACCACTCAAAAAAGGCAAAGAAAATTATCGCCGCGAACAACCCGATGATCCACGGCAGGTTTTCGATCATCGCCCCCTCATGGAAGTCTTGCCGCGCCGTCCGGTCGAGCGCTTGCCAAACCCGCTCTCCGTCGCCTTTCCTGCACCTTGCGAAGGTGGGGTCTTACTGGGCGGCTGGTAGGACATCGTCCCGCGCATCGGCTTGCCAGCGGGTTTCTTTTTAGTGTTCTTTGCCATGTGTCTCTCCTGGGTTAGAACTGGTCCTTGATATTCTGGTGGTAGAACTTGCCCGGACTGTCCGCCTTGCGCAAGCCCTCGAAGACAGTTTGCGGCACCGCGTCGAAGCTGTAGGTCTTGCCCGACGTGAAGGTGATCTCCAGGGTGCCGAGTGCCGTGGCGGCAGCCTCGTCGTCATCGGGCGTGAAACGGGCCTGCACGATCGCACTGGAGTTGAGGGGAGCGACGATGGTGACGGGCATCTGTCAGCCCCAATGTCCGTTGGAGATGCGGTTGGCCATCATGTAGCCGGCGATGAAGGCGAGAGCGAAGGCGAGTATTTCCATCGGTGGTCCTGCACGTCTGTTGCTTTTCCTGCACGCTGGCATAGAGTGCCAAACCTGTCAACCTGTCAAGTGTAAGGAGGTGGAAATGTTTTCAGTCAAGCCTCAGACAGTCTACGTCCGCGGCGGGCTCAAGCTGGAGTTCAAGGCGCGCCGAGGCGGCACGGGCAACTACCGTCTTGGGGTGACGGACGCCACAGGTACTCGGTTAGAGGTGGTGTTTAACGGGGCTGGGGAGGTCCTCAGAGTGGATACCTTGACTTTTGAGGGTCCAGAGCCTACCTCGTAATTGAACGCACCGGCGACCGCCGCAGGGGCGTTCTAGTGTGTGTCCTCCCGACTTGGCCCGCTGGTTCCCCGCCGGCGGGTCTTTTTTGTTCTCGTTCAGTGAACGAGAATTCCGTGGCCGCCGATCGAAGTTCCGGGCTTTTGTGCGCTAGGTATTGTGATACAAGAAGTTTTGAGTTTTAAATTTTGCGCGCAATTTTATATACGTAATAAAAAAGCAATCGGGGGAGTTGGCCCTGGCCTGCTCCCGAGTTATATATTAGGACTATTTTTTTTATTATATACTAAGTTTAATTAGCCGAATGATATCAAAGACTTACGGGACCTGCTAAGCGTGACACGTTTCGGTGCAGCGAACGAAACGGAAAAGGGAGCGGTGGACGGCACCCCATTGAAAAGAAAAGGGAAATGCTACTTCTTACTATTACTATATATAAATACTTTTCTAAAATATATCCCTTATGGCATGTTACATGTACCATTTTTTGTACCATCTGGCCTCAATGGTACATGGTACATGGTACACTCTTAAAGGTACCCTATTTTCAAGACTTGCGCCGCTTAGCATCCTTAGCGCTGTTTCTTTTCCACAAGTGCCTTGACCCGCAAGCAAATCAATGGTACGCCATGTAACACGAAAATCAGGAAAGGTAGTATACTATGGAACCCTTGTCAATCGTAGCATGGCGCAAACGGCACGGAATTAACCAAAATCAGCTCGCAGATATGCTCAATGTCGCACGTCAAACGGTAATCAGGTGGGAGAGAGGACGCACAAATGTACCAGATGACCTAGAGCTCCAGCTCATGAAATTGGAAGGAAATGATGTTACATCCCACATTGAGCGTGTAACATCTCACATCACTCCAGCGGCCTTTCCCGCGGTCTTTACCTTCAATCGGCAAATCGGGCGCTTCATGCCGAACATCTATCACCCCAATTCTCTTGCCCGCGATGGCTTGTTTGGCTGGCTTGGCTGCACGTGGATCGACGCTAATTTTGCCCGCTGCAGCAAAGCACACCCTGACATGATGCAAATGCCACAGTATGAGGCCGCCTTAAAATCAAGGGTAGACGGCGTGCAGCATCCCGGCGTGCAAGCCGTGCGGCAATGGTTCAATACGGGAATTGCATCGGAAGGCGTTGAAATAATACAAGAAAAAACAGGGCCTTGGCCGTGGTTGACCCTGACACAGGCACTTGAGCCTTTAGCCGGTTTCAATGCCTTGCCAGACGCGTTCCCTTATCGGCTAGGTCTCAAGATTGAAGTCTCAAACCGCATCGTCAACGGCTATTATTATCACGAAAACAAATTGGTCATGCTAGAAGACCCGGAATAATTGCGAATTGTAACAAAACGTGATTAGCTATTTATATAAAAACCTGATCTACTCAAATCGGGCAATCAAGCCTCACACAAAAGGACACACACCATGCCAATGATGACCAACCACGAAATGGCAGACCTGGAGTCGCTAATCGACCGCTATGGGCTAAATGGCGTTGTGATGGCCCTTGCAGCTATCTGCAACGAAAAGGCCGAACACGTGCAATCCACTTGGCAAGACAAAGCGCTTGCCAAAGCTTGGGAAACCAACGCGAGCCGCTTAGACCGCGTTAAAATAGTCGAAACGCATTAGAGGCACACCATGAAAATCTGGCTGGATCAAACCATTCACACCACGGCAACCGAGCTCGTGTTCATCTGCCTTGGCCACGTCGCCCTTGGGCTGATCATAGGATTAGCTGTGTCATGACCTTCGCAAGCTACATCCGACAACAGCGGGTGAGGCTTGGCCTCACCCAAGCCCGCCTGGCGCTGCGCCTTGGCTGTTCCATTCAGGCCGTGTCCAATTGGGAATGCGGCCGGTCGGAGCCGTGGCCAGACGTTCAAAACAAGATCATTGCTTCGCTCGATGAGCGGAGCGTTTCGCAACCGGCGCCGCGGCGCTCCCTCATTGTGGATAGGATTTAAGGACATGCCAAAATACAGGCCGAAAGATCGCAGAAACCCACCATACCCTGACCTGGGTGAGAGTGTCGCAAAGTACCGCCGCAAGGCGAACGGGTCGATTTACAGCCTAAGCCGTGCCGAACGTGTGGCGTGGGCAGATGCGATCGAGCGGGCCATCCGCGCCAAGCAGCGTGCCGCCCTGCAACGGGAGGCGGCGCCCGCGCGCACGTTCTATCCCGTAGGCGAGGCATTGCGACGAGCTCACCGCGCTAGGCTCTTGGCGTGTCCCGCACAGATACGGCGCGAGCGACCGGCAGAAGAGTGGATAAAACTGTACAAGGAGGCAATGGGCTGGACGCGCGAGCAAGTGCACGAGGCGATCAAGCGACAACAAAAGGTATTAAAATACTGTTGACAAGCTCGACAAGTTATGGTAATATGGTGTTACGCTCAAAAGAGCGGGCTGTTTGAAACGGAGTGGACACTATGAAAGCGCTGCATAAGCGAGGCGACACTGTAAACGTGTTTCAGATGTCACTATCAAAGGGACTGATTTTCGAAGGCCGGGCAACCATCCTTAAAGCCTTAGACCCGGACGGGATGGATGAATACTATCACGTTCGCTTTCACGGGAAGGACGGCAAGCCACAATTGGGAGAGGAATACGATCGGTTCATTGACAGGCAAGGTCAAGGCGATCCTGACGCGTATGTTAAAGAGATCAACAAGAAACTAAACGTGCGTTGATTATTTCAACCCGCGCTCTTGACAGGGCGCGGGCTTTCTCTATCTTGACAACCCCGACAAGGTTGCTCCCGCATGAACGTCATTACCCTGGACTTTGAAACGTATTACGATCAGGACTTTACGTTGTCCAAGTTGACAACGGAGGAATATGTTCGCGACAAGCGTTTCGAAGTCCTGGGTGTGGCGATCCGCTGGGATGGCGGACGCACACAATGGTACGAGGCGACGGACGATTGGGCGGGTGAAGCCCTGCGAAGTATCGACTGGAGCAACACCGCGTGCCTGGCGCATCACGCGCAGTTCGACGGGCTGATCCTGAGCCACGTCTACGGCATCAAGCCAAAGTTCTGGCTGGATACCCTTTCAATGGGGCGTTTGATGCTGGGCACACATCTGAGCGTAAGCCTGGCCAGCCTGGCACAGCATTTCAACTTGGCGCCAAAGACCGTGCCTTACGACCTGTTCCGTGGTAGACACTGGCACGAGCTCTCGCCGAACGTGCAGCAGATGGTGGCCGACGGTGCCTGTCACGATGTCCAAATCACATGGGATTTATTTCAAAGACTATCACAAACGTTCCCCGTGGAAGAATACCGCCTTGTTGATGCAACGGTGCGCATGTTCACCAACCCTGTACTGGCGGGTGATACCGAATTGCTGGGTGAAATCTGGCAGGACGAGGAAACGCATAAGGCTGCACTGCTCGAAGAGTTGGGCGTTTCGGGTGCCGATCTACGCAAGCAGTGGCGTTTCGCGGAGTTATTGCGCGCCGAAGGCATAGAACCGGAGCAGAAGCTAGGCAAGCCCGACGCCAACGGGGAAGAGCGCTGGAACTACTCGTTCGCCAAAACCGACGACTTTATGCGCGAGCTCCTGGAGCACGAAGACGAGCGCGTGGCCATGCTGGCGCAAGCCAAGCTCGAGGCGCACAGCAACGGCGTGCAGACCCGCACCAACCGCCTGGGCTGGATGTCGACCCGCGGGCCACTCTGTGTCTATCTCAACTACTGCGGCGCGCACACCACCCGGTGGAGCGGCGGCGATAAGGTCAACTGGCAGAATTTTAAAAGAGGAGGACGCATTGGGAAGGCAATTAGAGCTCCGCAGGGACATCTGTGTGTGGTTAACGACGCATCGCAAATTGAGTGTCGACTACTTAATTATGTGGCCGGGCAGGAAGACGTTGTCGATCGTTTCCGGGCTCACGAAGACCCATATGTGGCGCTTGCTACCGCGTTCTATCGGGAGACTGTCTATAAGGCAAAGGCGGGCGATCCCCGGGCGGCAGAAATGGAGGCTAAACGCGGTACGGGTAAGCAGGGGGAGCTATCTTGCGGCTACGGTGCAGGCGGCCCGACTATTCAAGCCACAGCCAAAAAAGGCACTTACGGTCCGCCAGTTATACTCTCCGCTGAGGAAGCAATACGCCTCCGCGACACGTACCGGCAGACCCATCCGCACGTCGTGAGATTGTGGGACACGGCCGGCGACGTGCTGAAAAAGATGAATGCCGGCCTGGCCTTCGAATGGGAGATGCTGACAGTGCGCGACAAGCGCATCTACCTGCCCAACGGCTCGATGCTGCACTACGAGACCTTGGCCTGGCACGAGGACGAAGAGGACAAGGGACAGCGCGGCTGGCGCGTGCAGACCCGCCGGCATGGCTGGTCAAAGATGTACGGCGCCAAGCTGGTCGAGAACATCATTCAGGCACTGGCCCGGCTGCACGTCGCGCAGGCTTGGCTACGTTGTCAGGATGCCGGGCTTGACATGGTTAGCATGGAGCATGATAAGCTGATCGCCGTGGTTCGCACGGACGAGAGCGAAGCGGCTTATCAATTTATGAGACAGGAGATGTCGCGCCCGCCACCGTGGCTGCCGGGCGTGCCGCTGGACAGCGAGGGCTATATCAGCGAGACCTTCGCCAAACCGGAGAAGTAGAAATGAATGATGACGAGATTGAGGTGAACCTGCCGTTCGAACGCTTGCCGCAACACGCGGGCGATCCCGGTTTTGGTCCTGTGCCGAATGTCATTCCGATGCCGAGCAAAGACCCTAAACATCCTAGCAATACTCCGGCCGAACCATCAACTTTAAAAGGGAAGTAGCATGTCAGACGATGCTGTGTTCATCCCGCCCGTGGCCGCGATCCCGAGCCGTAAGACAAAAGACGACATGGACGTAAAGATGGTATTCAATCCGCTGGACCCGCAACACCCGACAGTAACGCCTAAACCGCAGCGCAAACAGCGCAAACAGCGCATTGCGGCTGTTGCGCCCGTTGCGGTGAAGCGCCGCAAGCGCGTGATTAAAAAGGCCACGTCCGAGCTAGAGTTGCCGGCGTTCAAGGTGCTGGTCAGCTTGATGAAGTTGAACCGCAAGACACGCGACATGGTCATTGAGCTCGCAAAGGCACTGCCGTGAAACTCCCTGTCGGCACCCATACGTTCTATAACAACTTCGAGAACTGCCCTCACAAGGCTTACCACATCTATATTGCGCGGACGATCCCGTTTGAGATGACGCCAGAAATGAAGTGGGGCAACGAGGTGCACAAGGCATTGGAGCAGCGGATCACGATGGGCACCGCGTTGCCCGACACCATGAAGGCTGCCGAGCCGATCGCAGGTACCTTTCATAGCTTTAGCAAGGTGATCCCGGTGATCTGCGAGTACCAGTTGGCGATGACGCAAGCCGGCGATCCCTGCGACTACGGCGACTACGACAAGTGCTTTTTCCGCGGCAAGCTCGACTGTGTCGTCATGAGCACCAACCGGACCGATGGCTGGCTGGTCGATTGGAAGACCGGCAACGTGCGCGAGGACCCGTTCGAGCTCGAATGTCAGGCGCTGTTGCTGAAGGTCAATCAGCCGACATTGACGTCGATCGCGGGCGAATACTTCTGGCTCAAGACCGGCACCAAGGGGCTGCGCTATGACCTGACAAGAACCAATCACGGCAACACCTACGCGCGCCTAGTCAAGCTGCGATCGGAAGCCGAGGGCTATCTGCAGGCCGGTGACTTCCCCAAGCGCAAAAACCCGCTCTGCGGCTGGTGTCCCGTCACCAGTTGCGAGCACAACACGAGCCACAAAAGGAAGTGACAATGCACACCAAAGATATTCTTGCTGCTGAATTAGCGAAAGCAGGGCTGCACAAGATGGCGATGGCCGCCGCGGCTGGTTACTACCACGATTTTCTTTCGCCGCTGGCAACACCGTGTCTGCAACTCGCAGCCGACCTGGCCGCGGTCGGCACCTTGCCCGCGCTTGAACTGCGTAAGCGCCATCTCAATGGCGAATTTGATGCTACCCCGGAAGAGAGCGACGCGTGGGCGGCGAGTGCAGAAGGACAAGAAGTTTTTAACCAACTAAAAAGGAAGTGACACATGCAGGTTGCACGTATCTTCGTCCGCCACAGCGACGTGGCGTTTGACATGGTGATCCCGGAAGGCGCGACCCTCGCCGGCATGATGCAGGCGATCCGCAACGACGGCTGGGTGCTGGGACAAGGCTTTTGGATACCCTTGAGGGAAATACATTTCATCGCGGAGTACACCGCGGAAGCCCTGCAGATGCCGGGTAAGGTGGTGCCGTTTGGCGTGGTGCAGCCGGACAAGCCGGCATGAAAACGCCCGAAGGAGTGCTCAAGGACAAGATCAAATCGTTCCTGACCAAGCAGGGCGCCTACTACTTCATGCCGGTGCAGACCGGCTATGGCCGGCGTGCGGTCGACTTCCTGGGTTGCTACCGCGGTGTGTTCTTTGGCATCGAGACCAAAGCGCCCGGCAAGCAACCGAGCTCGCTGCAGGAGCTCTGTATGCGCGAAATCCACCGGGCCGGCGGCGAAGCCATGTGGACGGACAGCTTCGAGCACTTCTATGCGTGGTGGGGAGCGCACTTCCCGTGACCTTCTGGCACGATCCAGCAAGCAACGTCATGGTGTGGGACACGGCGCGCGCCGATGAATTCGCGCCGTATTTTCACGGTGCCAAGCGGCTGCGCAACGGTTACCTGGCGGCACCGGCTGATCTTTATAATTGCCAAGTCGCGCAGCATCTTAAACTGCCGACAATCCCCTTCGTTGATCAGACCTACGACTGGCCAATCAAGCGCCCGTGGCGTCCGCGCGAGCACCAGAAGATTATGACCGAATTCATGGTGCAGAACCCGCGCTGTTTCAACCTGTCCGACATGGGGACGATGAAGACCCTGTCGACGCTATGGGCTGCGGACTATCTCATGCAGCGCCAGCCGGGCTTGAAGACGCTGATCGTGGCGCCGCTGTCGATCCTGCAGCGGGTATGGGGCGACGCCATCACCCAGCACTTCCTGGGCCGGCGCACCTACACCATCGTGCACGGGTCCGCCAAAAAGCGCCGCGAGCTCCTGCAGAAGAACACCGACTTTTACATCATCAACCACGACGGCGTCGGCATCGGCGCCAGCATTGCCAAGCACAAACTTAAACTGGACGGGCTTTCCCATGACATTGCCAACCGAGCAGACATCCAAATCGTGGCCATTGACGAAGCCAGCGCCTACCGTGATGGAACTACACGCCGCCATCGCATCGCTAGAGCGGTCCTTGCTCATAAGAGCTACTTCTGGCCTCTTACTGGAACGCCAACTCCGAATGGTCCTCTCGATGCACATGGGCTGGCTCGACTTGTTAACGGAGCATTTGGAGAAAGCTATAACGCCTACAAAAACCGAGTGATGTACCGCGTCTCGCAGTTTCAATGGGTGCCGCGGGTCGGCTCGCACGAGGAAGCCCACAAGCTGCTGCAGCCGTCGATCCGCTACGAGATGCGCGAGTGTACCGACGTGCCGCCCTGCACCGAACAGATGCGCGACGTGGAGTTGTCAGATGAACAGCGAAAATTCTTCAAGGACCTCAAACGTGATCTCACTCTCCAAATGGAGAGAGGCACAGTTACCGCCGTCAATGAAGCCGCTCTCAGGCTCAAGCTTATTCAAATTTCGTGTGGTGCTGTTTACGATATGGATCATCGTGCCACTCGTGTGGACTGCAGCCCTCGTCTATGCGAGCTTCGCGCTGTTATAGAGGAAGCCGCGCGCAAAGTTATTATTTTCACACCCTTGACAAGCGTCGTACACCTGCTATATGACGAGCTCAAAGAGTATTCAAGGGCGATGATCAATGGCGAAGTTCCGGTAAAGGCAAGAGATGAGATATTTCAGCAATTTCAATCAAGTGCTGACCCGCAGCTTCTCATTGCGGACCCGGCAACAATGTCCCACGGGCTCGACCTGTACGCTGCGAGCGTCGTGGTCTGGTATGGAGCTACAGATAGAACTGAATTGTACCTCCAGGCAAATCGAAGGATCGACCGACCTGGACAGGTTGTTCCTACAACAATTGTGCAGCTTGCTGCGTCCCCGGTAGAACGCGAGATTTTCCGCCGTGCCGCAACCAACACCTCTATGCAAGGCGCCATTCTGGACCTGGTGAGATCACAATGAGATTGGATTTAGTGAAAGAGCTCGTTGAGTATTGCGCCGAAGCAGGGTTGAAACTTAGCCCCTCGTCCTCTTCTGAAGATATCCTTCGCGGCCTTTACCGGCTTGATCAGGGTAACCCTAACGGGAGACATGCCAAGTGGATTAGAGCTTGGTTGCAAAAAGCATCGGAGGACAAATGAGTTACACGATCGCCGAGCTCGTGACCAAGCACAACGAGATCAAGGCTTTTATCGAAGCCGAGCAGGAAGCCTTTGACGCGCGGATCAAGCCGTACAAGCAAGGACTTGCTGCGATCCTGAATTCGTGCGGCGTGCTGTTGCAGGAACAAGGACAGCAGAACGCCAAGACCGAAGATGGAACCGCCTACTTGAACCACGGGCTGTCTGTCAAGGTTGACAACCGCGAAAAATTCCTTGAATTTGTCACAAATCAAAATTGGGACTTCCTTGATGCCGGCGTGCTGAAGGACCCTGTTCGCGCCTACCGCGAGCAGCACAACGCCGATCCCCCTGGCGTCAAGTGTGAAGAATTCGTCAAATGCCTGATCAGGAGAACATAATGCCCAACACCCAGCTCCCCGCTTCCCTCGCCAATTTCCGCCGGCCCCGCAGCATTATCGACGACACGATGGAAGGCATCGGCTCTTCCCGCGGCCCGCATATCTCGATCCGCGGCGGCCGGTTCCGCCTGGTCGACGCCACCGGCAACGAGACGCCCGTGGAAGAGCACCATATCGACCTGATCTTCATTGACGCCAATCAGCACCCGGCCCGCGTCTACTTTGAAGGCGAGTTTGTGCCTGGGTCCGACGATCCACCCGTGTGCTTTTCCGACAACGGGGTAGGTCCGTCCTCGCAGGCCATCAAGCCGCAAGCGCAGACCTGTGCAATGTGCCCGCGCAACGTCCGGGGGTCCGCTACCACCTTCTCGGGAAAATCAACCACGGCCTGCGACAACCGCAAGAAAATGGCAGTCATCGTGCCTGATGACCCGGCCGTCAACGTCTACGAGTTCCAAATACCGCCGGGCTCGCTGTCCAACCTGAAAGCCTACGGCGCCTGGATCAAGCAGCAGAGCTCTGGCGTGGCGGGTCGGGCGATGGACATTGCCGACTTCGTCACCCGTGTCGCCTTTGATCCCGACAAGCAGTTTGTCATGACCTTCATCCCAACCGCGTTTGCCGACGACGAGGTGACGCTGCAGAAGATGCAGTACATTTATGAAAACAAGCTGTCGGATCAGGCGGTGGGTCGCACTGACGTGCCGATCGGTGCTGAAGTGATTAACCGTCTTGCTGCGCCCCCTATCAAGCCCGCCGCAGTCGCACAGGCGACACCGCAGTTCCAACTCCCGCAGCGCGCGCCAGAAGCAAACCCGCTGGTCGAGCCCGCACCCAAGCGCACGCGCGGACCCAACAAGCCAAAACCAGTCGAGCAAGCAGCTTCGCCGGCTGCACCGTTCATGGCCAATGCCGCGGCGCATCCCCCTGCCCCCGCGGCGGCCCAACCGAACGGTGCAGCCGGTGGGGACAGCCCCGGAGAACCCGACACCAGCATTCCGTCCTTCCTTCGGCGGAGCGCGGACGCCCCGCCAGCACCAGGTCCCTCCCCTAGGTTTGGTGTTGGCGCGGCTCCGACGCCGCCGGCTGGCATCGCGGCGGACCTGAAGAACGTCATGGACCTTCCGACGAGGCGAGGATGAAAACCTTTTCCGAACGTCTCCAGCGCGCACAGGAGGCATCCGGCATGACCGGGTCCGATCTTGCGCGCTGGTTTGACCGGCCACGGGCGACCGTGTCCACCTGGCTGAATGGTCGCACCCCTTTCGGCCCCGCCGCTCCCATCGCCCTCAAGGGACTTGCCCTGCTAGAGGCAAGCCTGAAAACCCGCAGCGAGTATTACCCGTTGCCGGCACACATGAGTTGGGCGGAACGCCAAAAATACGTTCGGGGGATGCGCGATGACGCGGAACGACACCATCGAGTTTCTGAGGTGCGTGCTACCGGCTGAGGGCCTTTACTGTTCTGTTGTGTTTGCGACGGCGCACCCCAAACCGGGGATTGATCTGCCGCGCCATAAATTCTTTAGGACAATTGAGGATTTGAGCGATGCCCTATTGGAGGCGAACAAGATCGGCAAGACAGTTTTTCACGCGTGCGCCAGCTACGCCGCTGCAGGTAGGCGGAACAAAGCCAACGTTCGAGCAGTACGATCTTTTTGGCTCGATCTTGATGTGGGCGATCGAGGATACCCCGACCAGCAAGCCGCGGTCGAAAGTGTTTTCGCCTTTTGCGCTAAACTTGGCATTCCTCTTCCTTTGCTTGTGTCTAGTGGCCGCGGTGTGCATTGCTATTGGCCCCTGGACACCACCCTCGATCGAGCGACATGGGAGTTGTATGCGAACGGGCTCAAAGCCGCTTGCGTGCAGCACGGCCTCCACGCCGATCCTGCTCGCACTGCCGATGTAGCGTCGATCCTGCGCCCGCCGGGCACCCACAACCGCAAAGATGGAGAGCTCCTTGTCCAGTATGACCCCACAACAACGCGCCGGCATTCTCCACAGTCGTTTAGCGTTATCAGACACTCATTACAGCCCGGACCTGATCGACGAGATACAGCAATTCCTGCACGATCTGGCAGCGTTCTCGCCCGCATCGAAGCCCCCGGAGGTTTCCCTACTGTCTATGCTGACACCATTGCTGACGGATGTCTTCACATCGGCGCCTTTAGGACAAGCGGAAATCTACCTGAGCCAATTTGGCACGCATGTATCGGTGTCCTGGCGAAATGCGCAGACGGGGAAGTAAAAGCCCATGAGTGGTCAAAGCGCGACTATCCAAATTACACTCACCAAGAAACAGCTATCAAGCTTGCTCGCGCAAAGTCCCTTAGCGGAGCTACGACGTGCGGCCAATTTCACGCGCTTGATCCGGTCGCTTGCGAACGATGCCCACTGTACGGTCACATTAACAGTCCGATCGCGATATCTGTCCGACCCGCCGAACTGGCCAGACCCAATCCTGTAGCGCTGCCGACCCGTTACCAGGAGAGAAACCATAAACTTTACGCCATTACTGAAACACCCCAAGGTGGAGAAGACCCGCGCCTGATCTGCGACATGGTCAAGCTGAAATCAGTGCAGACCGGCGAGCTCGACACCACCTCGCACAGCTACCAGTTTGAACGGTGGGTGGCAAAGAAACAGATTTACAGCGATGTCGTCATTGACGCCAAGGCGATCTTCACCTCCAACGGCATCGCAGACCTGGCCGGCAAAGGTGTCGTGGTGCACGACAGCAAGGCTTTCCTCGATTATGTGAGGCATTCCGTGGACAACTTCAACGAAAAAGAGAACACCCAAGTGCGCTTCGATCAGTTTGGCTGGAAGAACGAAGACAGCGCGTTCCTGTTCGGCAAGATGCTCTACACCGCGGTCGGCCCGGTGGAGGCGATCGGCGCCAAGGAAGTGACGACGCGCAGCCAATGGCTGGGACCCACAGCAAAGGGCAGTCTCGAAGCCTGGACCGAAGCCGCGGACAGCCTGTTTGCCTCCAACATGGAAGCCATCTCCAGCGTGGTGCTGGCGAGCTTTGCCGCCCCGCTGATGCGCTTTCACTCCAGCGACGAAGGCGGCGCCATCATCCACCAATTCAGCCCCGGATCGGGCGAGGGCAAGACGACGGGCCTGATGGGCGCCTGGTCGGTGTGGGCGCAGCGCAAGGAAGCGCTGTCGCTGACCAACGAGGACACCAAGGTGGCGAAGCCGATCACGCTGGGCGTGCTGGGCAACCTGCCGGTGATCTATGACGAGCTTCGCGACAAGGACCCGGAAGTCATCAAGCGCATGGTGATCATGTTCACGGAAGGTCGCGACCGGATGCGCGGCATGGTTGATGGCACGATCCGGCACACCCAAGCCAATTGGCAGACCATTATGCTCTCGGGCGGCAATGAAAGCGTCGTCGACCAGTTGCAGTCTGACGGCACCGACGCGCCCGCGTTCCGGGTTTTGGAACTGTCAACCAAGCTCCCCAAGCATATCGACAAATCAAAAGGGGATCGGCTAAAAAAGATATTGCAGGACAACGCGGGGCACGCGGGGGATGCTTATTTACGCTACTTGCTACATCCTCCTGTCCTGGAGTTTGCTCGCCATTCTCTTGAGCAGTGGACACAAGAAATCTGGGATACAACGCGCCTTGATAGCGCTCATCGCTTCAGGATACGTGCTGTTGGTGCTATCGCTGTTGCTGCCGCACTCGTGAACAAACTAGGGTTGCTGCACTTCCAGACTGATCGCATCGTGAAATGGCTGATC